GGGCGGCGCGGGGGCGGCCAGGGCGGCAAGCATTTTGCCCCGACAACTCGCCTGTCCGGTGCGCCGGAGCGGGCCGCGATTGGAGGTTGATACCGATGAAGTGCAAGAACTGTGGGTGCGAAGTCATCCGCATCCGGTCGGGAGGGCGCAGCGTCGTTTGCGACGCCGCCCCGATCACCTACTGGCACGTCCGGGACGGGGCCGCGATGTCGGAGATGCTGTCCCTGCTGACCCCCAACGGGGAAAGCATCTACGGGACGCCGGCTGGAAAGCTGGAGAACGCCGTGGGCGTGGCCTACCACCCCCACACTTGCGGACTGCTGCCCATCTTCCACCGTGGCCGAGATAGCTGGAGCCGCCCGGTCTACGATGACGGAACGGGCCGCCTCCTGGTGGACGTGGACCCGCGAGCTGGCCGGAAACCAGACATCTGCACGAAGCAGGGCAACGCCTTTGACGGTGAACCCTGCGACCCGGTAGATGGAGATTTTATCTTCATTCCGCGCCGGGACACCTGGTAACAGTATATACCAGAACGACCCAAAAAACAAGCCGTATAAATTAGATACAAGGAGGAACCAAGCATGAGAACGGCAAACCGAGTTAAGCCGAAGACCGACTTCGGCATTGAGGTCCGGCTCTTCACCGCACAGACCGGAATGACGGTGAAAGAGCTGGCCGAGCGGTCCGGCGTCAAGTACACGACGCTGATTGAGACCACCACGGGCCGCTGTGCAGGCCACCAGCTCATCCCCATTGTCCGGGAGTACATGGCGAACTACGAGCAAAAGGAGGCATGACCCATGGCGATGAAGCCCCTCAAGACCGCCCACGATATGTTCTACTTCGTGGAGGACGTGATGCAGATTTTGGGCTATTCCAAGTCTAAGAGCTACAAGGTCATCAAGAGCCTCAACCGCGAGCTGGAGAACCAGGGCAAATGCACCTGTGACGGGCGCGTCATCAAGCGGTATTTCCATGAGCGCTACGGCCTGGATGAGCTGAACGCGTCCGCGAGACGGGGGGCGTAGCCATGGAGAAGAGCAAGAGACGCCGGAGCTATGCCCGCGCCTACTACCGGCTGTCCGTCCTCTGCCTTGCGGCCATGGTGACGGCCCGCCTCATTCTACTGATGATTGATGTCATCCAGCTTCAAATCCAGACCGCCGGGGCTTTTTCAATCCCCGCGAGCGCGGCAATCTTGGTATTCACCGGCTGGGAGCTGAGAACCTGGACCGGTCAAGGAAAGGAGAAAAAATCATGTGGACCTACAAGTGTGACCGCTGCGGAGCGGCGCTTGACCCCGGAGAGCGGTGCGACTGCCAGGACCGCCCGGCCAAGTACAACGGCAAGCCGATCTTCACCCAGGAGAACTTCAACTACTCCGAGGCCAAGATAGGCGACTATGTGGAGCAGGCCGTTGTGGATGACGCCATGGACTGTCTGCCTCCGGCCTCGATGAGCGCCCGGTGCGCTCAGATGGGCGAACCGTACTCCCACCGGGAGGACCCGGAGACCGGGCGGCTCCGGCCTACTTACTACACGTTCAAGCGTGTGGCCGGAGAGTGGCCTAACGGTATCTGGCAATTCTGCGGCTGCTGCTTCCAGGGCGAGACCGTCCCCCGTGGCAAGGACCCGATCTACTGCTGAGAGGGGGCCGAAACGATGAAGCGAAGCTGCGGGGGGGGTACTATGTGCAGGCGTCAGACCCTCACGACCCTGTCTCCGGCGGAACGGAGCGTAGCCGAGCAGCATTACCGGCTTGTGGAGTGGTACGTCAGACATCGGGGCCTCCCGGTGGATGAATACCTCGACGTTGCCGTGTTCGGCTATCTGCTGGCTGTGAAGCGGTGGTTTGCCCGCCCGGACCTTTACCGTTATGAGTTTACCACCATCGCCTGTGCTGCCATGCGGAGTGCAATCGGCAACGAGCAGCGCAAGCAATCCAGGCGCATTAAGACTGTGAGCCTGGATGACCCCATCCCAGGCACGGACGGCATGACCTGGGAAGACATCATCACCGAGAACCATCTTGTGTACTCGGCATAGGAGGAATAAGCGTGAAAATAACCTACAATCTGCAAGTGCTTCCCCAGCGGAAGAATAGCCGCAAGGACAGCGAAGAGACAACCGCGCTCAAGGCATTCCTCGCGGACAGCGAGAAAAAGAACATGGTCTTTGAGTACGATACCCCGCAAGAGGCTAAGAAGCGCTATGACAGTATGCGGAACTACCGCAACGCCAACAAGCTCCAGGACATCTACGATATGTGGCGCTCGGACGCCCTGATCTGCATTGTGAAGACCAAGAAAGGAGCCGCGAAGAAATGAGCTACCATACCATCAACGAAGAGGCCGCCCGCCGCGCCAATGACATGAACAGCTTTCGGGACTACAAGGCCGGGAGCGCGACCGCCGAGTACCGTCGTATGGTGGACGCGGCTACCGAGCTGGCCGAGCGCCAGAAGCAGCGCGTGGACCCCATGTACCATGAGAAAATCGACCGGCTGCTGGAAATCTACTGCCGCAAGCTGGCCGAGAACATGAACGCCAGTTACTCCATCGAGGCCCGCTGCCCCTCCATCCTGATCTCCGGCGGCGGTAACTTCCCGGTCCGCAAGAAAGAGAGGCAGAACGCGGCCAGAGACCGCAACCTGGAAGAGTGGAACTACATCCAGGGCTTGCTTGATAAAATCCGCAGCGTCGGCACCGGCGGTATCAGCTCCGATGACCCGCAGGCCGTAGAGAAGCTGGAGGCGAAGCTCGCCGCCCTGGAGAAGCACCAGGAGCTGATGAAAGCCGCCAACGTCGCCATCCGCATGAAAGACCCTACCGAGGGAGACGCCAAGCTCGCGGAGCTGGGCTACACCCCGGAGGACATCGCCAAGCTCAGAGAGCCGGACTTCTGCGGGCGCATTGGCTACCCTGCCTACTTGCTCCAGAATAACAACGCCAATATCCGGCGCATCCGTGGCCGGATTGAAGAACTCAAGAAGCGAACCGAGAACACCCCGGAGGGCTGGGAGTTCGACGGGGGCCGGGTCGTGGTGAACACCACGGAGAACCGCCTCCAGATCATCTTCGATGGGAAACCCGACGCGGACATCCGAACCGAACTCAAGGGAGAGGGCTTCCGGTGGGCGCCGTCGCAAGGCGCATGGCAGCGGCAGTTGACCGACAACGCCATGAGAGCCGCCCGCCGGTTGAAGTGCATCGCGCCCCAGGTCTGAACCATCTACCAAAATCATACCAGAAAGTGGGTGAATGAGAGTGGCTATCGCAGCAACAAAAAAGCCTCCCGCATATCTGCGGGAGGCAAGGATGAGGGCTGGATTTGTCAGCCGGGGAACGGCGTCAACCGTTGTTCCGTATTCGCCGGAGACCATAGGACGCCATGAGCGCGGCGACGTGGAGATGGAGCCAGAAGACGCCCTGGTCTATGCGGAGTGCTACCAAAGCCCAGACATCCTACCCAGGTATTGCGCTACCTGTCCGGTAGGGCGGGCAATCGGGAGAACGGCCACCGACCGCCCTCTTGCCCATGCGACGCTCAGGGTTCGGCGGCTCATCGAGGACGGTCAAGATGTAGCCGACCGCCTGGAGGAAATCGCCTTTGACGGCGTGATAGACGCCTCTGAGCGGACCGACTTTATGGAGGCCCTGGACTTCCTGCGGAAGCTGGAAGAGAGTATCAACGACATCATCTTGATTGGCTTAGGAAAGGAAAAGGCCGCCCCCGGTGCAACGGGAAGCGGCCAAGCGCGAAAATAACTAACCTGGAGTTATTGTAGCACATTCCTACCGGCCCTGTCAAGCCGAAAGGAGATTACCCAATATGGAAAATGCCATCGTCCAACTCAACAAGTACCCCAAGGACAAGTACAACGTCCTGGTCCCAGTCACCACCATGCAGGTAGCGAGCAACCTTCAGCGGATTACCGTCTCGGAGGTCCAGCTCGACGTCCGGCAGGACAGCTCCAACCGAGGGCCGAGCAAGGACATCTACTACGAAAAGTCCAGCAGCGCCTTTGCCATCACCAAGGTAGGCGGCATGAAGCTGGCTGCGGCGGCCAACATCAGCATCGTGGACACCGCCACCGAGCGGACCGAGGGCTGTCAGAGGTGCATTGAAATGGCACGAGCTACCGGAAAGCCCAGGGTGTGCGGGACCTGTGAGCACGTCCATGACGTGGCCGTCACCGTGACTATCCGGGTCCCGGAGCCGTCCGGCGGCTTCCGGCTGATGAAAGCCACCAAGGAGATTGACTGCACACTGGAGGCCGCCGGGATGAAAGACGGAGCCAACGGTCAACAGTTCAGGCGCTTCCTCCCCCACCGCACCGCCATGGCTGAGAGCAAAGCCTTTATGCGGGCTATCCGGGCCGCCCTGGGCCTGGCCGGGACCTACGCCTACGAGGAACTGAAAAAGCCCTTTGTCGTGGCCCGCGTGGTCCCCAACCTGGACGCCCCGGAAATCAAGCAGGCCGTGGCGAGCAACTACCTCCAGTCGATGGGTATGCTCTTTGAGATGCCCACCCAGGCGTCCAGGGCGAGCCTCCCGGCGGCGCAGGCCGCCGAGACCGTCACCCCCTACGAGGATGAGGGGCCTATGCCCTGGGATGAGGCACCGGAAGAGCCGGAGGATAGCTGGAGCAGATCGCCGGAGTACGGAGCTGCCCCGGATTGGGCGGACCCGGAGCCGCAGGGCGTGTTCTGTTCGGAGTGCCGCCGGGAGATTACCGGCGGTCAGAGCAGGAATGGCCGTAAGTGGAGCGCGGAGGACATTGCCGGGTATAGTCAGCGCACCTATGGGCGGGTCCTCTGCCCTGAGTGTCAGGAGAAGATGAAAGGAGCGCGGAGATGACGGTTATTGAGTTCGCGGAAAAGCGGCTGGAGGAAGAGAGCGGCTACAACCTTGACGATGCCCGCTATTGGGCGGCCTACCTGGACGGCGCGAGGGCGCAGAAGCGAGAGGATGAGGAGGCGAAAGGCCATGATTAAGATACTGCACACCGGCGACATTCACCTGGGGGACCTGGCAGGCCCCACCAAGGACGGCGCAAATCTGCGCCGCCAAGACACCTTGCGGTGCATGGACGCCATTGTGAACAAGGCCCGGACGGAGGGGCCGACCGTGACCATCATCGCGGGCGATCTCTTCAATCGGTCCCGCGTGTGGGCCGATACCGCCCTGGATGACGTCAACGACGCTATTTCCCGCTTCATCGTCCCTCTGTGCGAGTACAGCGACGCGGTGGTGCTGCTGTTCGGCACGATGAACCATGATAACCCCCGCGCCTTTGAGGTCATCCGCAAGGCGACGCTGGACCTCAAGAACCTACACATTTACACCGAGCCGAGGGTGGAACGCCTGGTGACATCGGAGGGGCCGGTCCAGATCATGGCCGTCCCCGGCCTCGACAAGGCGCGGCCGACCCTCTTCTGCCCCGGCGCCGACAAGGAGACGGAGAACCGGAACGCCACCGCCCTTGTCAACGACATCATCCTGGGGCTGGCTACGGAGCTGGACAGGAGCCTCCCCTCCATCCTCACGGCCCACTACACGGTAAGCGGGAGCGAGGCCGACAATGGCAGCACGTTCCTTGCTGGACAGGACGTGGTGGTCCTCCCGGCCACCATCGACGCGGCGGGCGTGGACCTGGCCTGCTTCGGCCACATCCACAAGCCCCAGCGCCTCAGCTCTACCACACCGGCCTACTACTGCGGAAGCGTGAACCAGCTCACTTTCAACGATGAGGGGACCGCTCATGGCTTCTGGCTGCACCAGCTTTCAGACGGAGACCGGAGCGTTGTCTCGGAGTTCCAGCGCACCCCGGAGCGAGTACACCGGACGGTGACGATGAAGCAGCAGGACGTGGCCGACTTCATCTCCAGCGGTACCCTCAATCCTGGGGACGTGGAGGGGCGCGTGGTCCGGGTCCGGTATTCCTGCACACTGGAGCAGGAAAAAGCCTTTAACCGGGCCGAGCTGCAAAAGCGCCTGATGGACGCCGGCGCGTTTTATGTGGCCGAGATTATCCCGGATGACGTGGAGGCCCTGGACGCCAAGGACCAGCTCACAGAGCACGACGGCCCCGCCGAGTGCCTGTCACGCTGGCTGGAGACCAACGACATTACCGGCGAGAAAGCGGCCCGCCTCATGGAGCTGGCCGCGCCGATCATCAAGCAGGCCGACGATGGGCGCGAGGACAGCAAACACGCCGGAGCCTTTATGCCCCGGACGATTGAGGTCAGGAACTACCGGAGCTACACGGAGGCATCCTTTGACTTCTCCCCGGTACACATGGCGATGGTGAACGGCCAGAACGGTGTCGGCAAGTCCTCCCTCTTCATGGACGCAATCGCAGACTGCCTCTACGAGCAGACCCGGAAAGAGGACATCGGCGGCTGGGTCCGCGACGGGACAAAAAGCGGCAGCATCATCTTTTCCTTTGCCCTGGGCGGGCAGGACTACCCTGCTGCATCGCGGAGCAAGACTCGCCTGCAGCTATGGGAGCGGGCGGAGGACC